TCGGCCACTGCGGTGTACGCGAAGGTTGCCGGCGTGTCGTCGGCGTCTACGACGATCGTAAAGACGACGCCTTCAAGATCTTGAGCCAGCGTGACAGCGGTTGCATCGGCCCAGGGAGTGTTTGTGTCCACTGAACTGTAAGCTTCTGCGAGAACCTTCGCCTGGGCAGCCGAGTCCGCTTCAACGATCATCGTATCGATGCCGTTATGCAGAAGCGACTTGGCCGTTTCAGGAAGAGTGAGGGTCCAGATTGACATTATACACTCCAGAAAAGAGGAGGGGCCAAAGTCGGCCCCTCCGAGGGTTTCAATCTAGTTGGTGATGCCGTCCGCACAGGCCAGCCCCAGCTCGCTGAACAGAGCCAAGCCGCAGTACCACTTGACACGCCAGATTCGCTCATCCTTGGTCTCGGACTCGCCAACATCCGCGACCTGGAGGCCGTAGGCGTTGCGGGCGGTGAGGCCCAGGAGGCCGGTCTTCATGTCGCCGTCATCGAAAACGCCGGCGAAGACCGTGGTCTGGCCCGAGCCCGTACCCTTGGTCTGGTTGATCGGGATGTAGTCATTCCGCAGAATGGGCACCCCGGAGTAGCTGGGGACGTTACGGCCGCTGGGCAGCTCGAAGACTTCCTGCATGGTCACGCCACCCAGGCCCCGAAGCAGACTCTTGTACGAACGGATCGTACGGGAATGCATCAGGATATAGTCCACGTCGCCATCCTTCGCGGTGACAAGGTCCATCGTGTGGTCCAGGAACTCGAAGCTGAGGGCCCCGCCGTTGACGCCGGTGGTGGCCTTCTGGCCGGCAGCACAGAGGTTGATGAGGCCGTTGAACTCGCTGCCTGCACCGGTGCCGTTGATGACCATGTTCTGGTAGTTGCGGCCGGCACTCTTCGCCTTGGACGCAATCTGGATACCGGTCTGGTCATTGACACCAGAGCGGGTAGCCTGGATCAGGCCATCGACCTCTGCGTCACCGATGATCTTAACCAGCGTGCTCGTGATCTGAGTGAAGGTCGCGGCGTTCTTCGCGGTGATAGTCCCACCAACGGCGATGTTCTCAACGTCGCCGAGGGCGTTCTCGCGGTCATACGCCAAGGCGTTGCCGTCGATCCCGTCGAAGGGCATGAGCTGGTACATGTGGTTGACAGTGATGACGCTCTCAATCAGGCCGGCTACCAGAGTGTCCTGGCAAAGCTTGGCCGATTCAGCGAGGGTTACTGATGCCATTTGATTCTCCTTGGGTTCGCAGGTTCATCTTCAACGAAGCACATCGAAGACCATCGCGGTCACGGCCAAGGATCGCCCTTATGCCAAGTGCTAATCAATTCTGTACATATGATAACATTATCGGACCCGGAAGTCAAGAGAAAAATGACTTCCGGGTCCGTATTTTCTACTTCTTGTTGCCGGGCAGTCCTGCGGTGATCTTCTCGGCCGGGGTCATGTTCGCGGTCTTATCAGTACGACGCACACCCGCTGGCGTCTTCGGGGGTGTGGCTCCACCACCCTGAGCTGCCTGCTGGGACGGAAAGAGCTGGCGATAGTCGGCCTGCTCTGACATCTCAAGCAGCAATTCGTCCGGCTGCATCAACTCGCCGGCACGCTCAGCCATCTTGGAGTAGCGGGGCTGCCCATCGGCGTCAACGACGACCGGGCGGGGCTTGCCCTCAACATCGGCCACCTTCATGTGCTGGCGGACGAACGGCTGAACCAACTTTGCACTGAGGCCCGGCCACGAACCTGCGGCACCCAGGATCGACGTGTCGAGCATGTAGTTGTGCAGCGTATTACCCAGGGCCGTGATCTCCAGATCCTTCGCGGACGTCGCGACAGTCAATGCCTCAGCATGCTGTTTCTTGATGGCATCAATGCGAGCAGCGACTTCCTTCTGACCCTGTGACGTTGCATTGGCCAGCTCATCAATCCTGGCTGCCACAGCCGTCGCGATCCCAGCGGGGTCGGTGCCGAAGTCGGCCAGGGCCGACAGATCGACGGAGCCGGCGTCTTTTGCGGACTTCGCCTCGTTACGGGCCGCGATAAGGGCGGCGTTCTGCCCAGAGATCACGGAGATCGCCGTGGCAGTGATATCATCGGTGCGAAGCTTGAACCCACCGGCTTCGGCGTCCTCTTCGTAGAACACGTGCAGGTTGGTATCGACTTCGGTCAGTGCTTTAACTCTTTTCAGGATCTTCATCTGGCCTAATCTCCTTGGTATCAGGGGTACGGTTTGGCTTCTTGAAATTCACAATTTGTTCTGACAGTACACCACGGCGTTGCAATTCTTTCAAGTACTCTTCTGTCGTCAGGGCTCCTTCAACCCAAGAGTTGTACAACGTTTGCAGTTCCACCGCTTCGGGGTTTGCGAACTCAGTCGGGACTTCTGCCTTGCCAGTGTGCGGTTTATGCATCCAGGACGACATCATCCACAACGCGAAGTTCAACGCATCGTTGAAGCGGAACGTTACATCTTGCAAAGGCGACGTTGCCTCAGACGTATCAAGATTACGGGCAGTTGCAGACTCGCGGTCTGGCCGATCTTTGGCGAACTCGGCACCGTAGGTCTGCATACGCTTTTCAAGACCTTCAATGTCCTTTTCACCGGCCGCGATGGCAGCACCCTTGTGTTCGACATAGTAAAACTTCGCTGAGGGATCAGGAGTGTAGAGCCACTCTTTTGGCCCAATGATTAGCTTGCCCTCTTCATCGTCGCCGCCCGAGCAAGCGAGCATCGGGAACCGAGCCACGGTTAGGATCGAGATCTGGTCCGACATCGACTGCCAGTGACGGATGTTCAGGTCAGCAAGGTCATCCAACGGAGATCGACCCACCATGAAGCCCTGGCGGTCAGCATAGAACGTGACAAGCGGAATGAAGTCGATGTCCATATGCCACGACTCAACTATAACCCACTCACGCTTATCATTCTCCTGGTGGATGTCCACGCGAACGCGACGCTCAAATTCTGGGGCCTCATCAGTGCCCGTGTTGACGTACTCCAGCTCCAGAACACGAATCTGCTCTGTCACCACCTCTTCCCAGCCATTCATGGCGACGACTTCCTCAGAGATCCGGACATGCTGCAACACTTCCTTGCCATCCTCGCGAGCAGCCAGTGCGAAGATCAGTTGTTCCGGCGACACCTGCACGAGGTACGGGCGAATGTTCATTCGGTCATCATCCGCAAGCGAGCGGGGGGCAACGGCGACGACGCGAGGAAACTCAACCAACACATGGCTGAATGCCTTGGCGACGCCATCACGGAACCATCGGCGTGAGAAGACGTCGAGGTTGTCACCGCTCATATTCACATCATCCATCAGCGGTATGAGGTGCGGTGCAAAGTCCTCGCTGTACTGGATCTGATCCGCGAACGGACGGCCAACCCACGTGCGAAGCGTCAGGTCAACCATGTTGAACAGAACGTTGCCATCAATCCGCTCATTGTAGTGATCTTCTGACTCATGTTCATGCCTCGCGGCCATATCTTCGCCGGCCTCACGCATGGCCTCAGTTCCACCAAGCAGCGTGTCCATCTTGTACCACCGGGAGGTCATAGCCGTGTATGCGAGGCTAGGAGTAGCTACGGTTGCTTCCTTCTTATTCATATCACCACTTCCTTTGAGTTATAGAGCGTCTTGTCCATCGTAGCCTATATCGAATCATGTCACCAGCATGATCTTCAACTTCACTATTCACATCATCCAAGTTCTTATCGTCACGCGGAAGGCACGGCACTGTTCTCCTGGTGTCGCGACATCGATCACAGATGAAGATGCCCGCCTTCTCTCGGGGACCATTGGGGTTAGGCAGTGCTCCAGTGAGGTAGTTACGAATCTGCTGCCAGCCCTGGATACGCGACCCACTGGATTTATCAACTGCATCCCAGTAGACGCCTTCCTTCTTCATGTCACCTGCTACCGTTTTCTTGCCATCGTACTTCGAGAAGATCGCACTATCGGCCGGGCCTCTCTTGATCCGACCCCGCATGCCCATCTCTTTTTCGTGGAGCTTGATCTGTGCCGCGATCTCCTGGGCCGTCATGTTCAGGCCCTTGTTGTCCTCGGTCTGGCATCCGTAGTACTCATCAAAGAGGAACATGTCACCCTTGACCTCGCCATACTGCTTCCCGAAGACCGTGATCGGATTCCCGTTGCTCACTGCCCACCAACCCACCGAGAACGGCTTTGATAGGCCGTGGTCATAGGCCCTATTCAGAAACCAGCCTGATTTCCTGAGTAGGATGTAGGGGATATCCGGGATAACATGGATACCCTCTTTCCAGATGTCATCGAACATGCCACCGGAGGTAATATCCCAGGAGCCCTCAATCCACGCGGCCAACTCCGCAGGGTTACGAGCCGCAGCCCGCAGCGTCTGCACGTAGGTCGGATTCGCCATGAGGAGGATCTTATTCTCAGCGAGTGAACTCCTGATCGCGACGCGAGGCTTTTCCTTCTCATCCTCTGGTACGTCACGCTCATCTTTGATAACCTTGCCGATCAACATACCTTCACCCATCGGCAGGTGGAATCTCTTCTTGACCCAGTTATGGCCACTATTCCCGCTTAGCCACACACATCCATTCTGACGAATAAAGAATGTCTCGGTATCCGGGACGGTAAGGCAGTATACCTCGCCCACGAAAGACTCTCTGGTGATATTCAACTTCCTTACCGAAGTGGCAACGTCATAAACATGATTTCCGGTGTTGAGCTGCGTTTGTCTATTCTCGCTCATGTGCACAGCATAGCACAGTCCAGAGCGTTCAGGTCTTTGCCTAGACGACACAAATACAGCGTAGCCCAGCTTGGTGGCTATCTCCGCCACATCATCGGCCAACCGCTTCGAGGCCGTATAGTAGGTATTCTCGCAGCCGTCGCCCATCATCAGAGCGTCAAGTAGTGCCCCCAGTACCCCAGTATTGTGGCTCTTTATGACCTGTGGGATAAACTTATCTCTGCACTTCCCAAACTGCTCAAAGTGTTTCGACCAATTAGGCTCTGTAATAATAAACGCTTGGGGGTCCTTCCTGTAGGTAAACCCACAATCCTCCAAAAGTCGCTCAATGATTGGCCGAGTGTGGCTCTTGCTTTGAGCTATCTGGAACGCCTTGTCTCTCGAAACTGGACAACCCTCAGAGAGCATCCACCCGAGCAACGCAGCATACTGCACGGCAGTCAATGATGGTACTTGTTTGCTCTTCAACTTACGAACAGGCACAGTGACTCCAGGAGTAATTGTTGCAGGCCCCGTGCCGGCCCACCCATCTGCGGTGCGTTTCAGGATTGCCTGCCCCGGTAGCTCGTGGAAGTGCTTAATCGTAAAACTATCCCCACTGGTATTCAGGTGGGGCAGCCTATGGTCCTCGGTAAATACCATATTCAGGCCACGACCGTTCCGGCTAATCATGGCTCCGTCGTACTTCTGAACCACTGGATAGGCAGAACTTCGTATCGCCACGCCATCTTTATCCACCGAAACCACAGATTCGCCGGGCCGAATGTCCTTGATATCTGCCCATCCGCGATCTGCGGTCAAGACTTCTCCGTATGGGACACATCCGTAAGGATTTGTGGTGGCCCGGATTCCACAGAGCTTGGCAGCGGCGATATGGCTAGACCGACAGAGCGAGAATAGCGGAGTGTAACAGTCTGAATTGGGCCAAGTCGTCAACTCTTCAAATCCTATCCACGGATACGAGTGCCCGTGATAGCTCCAGTACTCATTCGGGCGGCTGATATGGCGGAACTTCAACGTCTCGCCGTCAGGAAACACCCACGTCTTTGCCTGCTTATTGTACTCGGCCTTCGGCCAGATCTTCTTGAACCACTTGAGTGACTTACCGATGACGTCATCAAGCTCTGGAAAGGTCCGACGAAACAGGATGCCTTTCCACTCTTCGCCGAAGCCCTTACCAACATGCTGGGCGAAGTCCATCAGCAACACATCTGTCTTACCACCGCCACGGTTTCCTGCGAGGAGTGTCTCAAATATGGGACACCGCATGAAAGCCTCTTGGCTTCCTGGCTGAGGGAACCAGACGGCCGGCGTACCGTCGATGTACGCGGTAAGCTGACCAGTCTCATCTAGTCGCCACTCAACCTGTTGGCTCATTTACGTACCACTTCAAAGACGTGCCTGAACTGGCCACACTTGTCGGCGTCACCGGTTTGGCATCCTTGGAACGTACAGAACTTCGTTCCGGGCCTACGCCAGCCACAGTGACGGCATTTAATATCAACGTCGGAGGCAATGAACTGCTTCACCGCAGCGACGCATAGAGCCGGGTCAATACTGTCACCATATGTCTCGTTCAACTGTTCGGCCAGGGCACCTGCAACTACAAGGGCCACATCCTGATCGAACCCACACTCAGCCATCATCTTGGTCCGGGGTCTCACTTGGCTCCGCACATACACTGTCAATCCGGCTTGTGTTAATTCGCACTCCAGCATACTCATCCTCCCAATCGTCAGGATCTAGGGACGCCTGCACCACGAGAACGCCCGCCTTGACGTTCGCGTCGATGCTCATGTGTTCACGGTACTTCGGGTTGTTGGCCTTCGCCAACGCGAGCAACAGCGTGTCGGAATATTGGATCTCATGACCCACACACTTGCCCTTGAACCATACACCTTTTCTCACGCCGTTAATCGCACGGGCATGGACTGCCGCGTCGATCAATTCCACATAGCCCTGCAACGCGGACATCTCGCGTTCCTTGAGATCCGTCTCCTTGGTCATGAGGTACGACATGCGACCAGGAGCCACTCCCGCCATGATGGCAGAGTGCCGTTTGCGGCCAGAAACCTCCAGAAAGGCGAGGTACAGCTCAATTTGAGCTGCGGTTATGTCGGACAACGCCGGCAAACCCTTTTCCGTGTCTATGTGTACTGGTACATGGCTCATTACCAGCTCCAACTCCAAGATGCATTCACAGATCCAGCAGCCCCGGACTCGCCAGACTCTCCAGTCCGCGTCAACCACCACGCCTCATTGACGTCGGCGGTAGCGTGCTTCGCCTTGGCCCTTACCACCACAACCATCGGAATCGATCCAGCGTTCTTGTATGATATCGTCGGCATCTCCTGCCAGGATGTCACTGACCCATCATCAACCGGCATTGCCGCTACCGCCAACGCGGACTCGCCAGTACCCCACAGCGGATCGGCAGATGCATCAATGATCTCAATGGTGGGGGCTGCCGCAGATAGATTTTCACCGCCCGGCAACTGCATCACCGATTTAACGGTGAGTGTCTGGCCCGGATCGAGCGAGATCTTCTCCTGCCGGAAGACGTAGTTATCTACATCTACGCAAGCATGTTCATAGTACGTACTGTAGCCACTCGGAGGGCTTGTAGTTTGACTGAGGACTGCTCCACCACGGGTCCAAGCCTTAAAGGCCCCAGCAACGGCGTCGTGGTTGTATGACGGGGTGTAGGCCCACGGCATAGAACGTACGTCGTTGGCATATCCACTATTCTCAGTGGTAGTTGACGTAAAATCAACAGCATATAGAGTGTTCGAGTAGCTGGAGTAGAGCCCTTGGTCGCAGCCGCTGATCGTGCCGCTGATCGTGTTCGAGTAGCTGTAGTAGAGCCCATAGGTGCAGCCGCTGATCGAGCCGCTGATCGTGTTCGAGTAGCTGAAGTAGAGCCCACGGACGCAGCCGCTGATCGTGCCGCTGATCATGTTCGAGTAGCTGTAGTAGAGCCCATAGGTGCAACCGCTGATTTCACAGCCAAGATTGGAATCATGAAGTGCGTCCACGACATATCCGGTGCTGCCCGTAATTTTGATATTTCTGGTAATAAGGATCACC